CTCAGGTATGTTCGAGGAAAGTGAAGGTAAAGATTAATGCGTTATTGTATGATCGCTGCACAGGCCAGAACCACCCTGAGCAACGTAAAGTCGTAACGGATGGGTGGCATCCAAAGAACTACACATCACCATGCGGTGAAGTAGTTCGAAGGGTGTCCTCAATCTGTCACGACCGATCTCGGCGGCATACAGAGCAGCACGGCATTCGGATATAAACATCCAGCCGATCTGTCCTGCGGATGCAACAAGCCTCTCCTCCTCAAAAGGAGTAAGAAGCTGCGGCATCCGAATGTCGAGGAGATCACTTACGATCTTCAGGTTGGCATACGACTTAAGTGCAGTTAAATCATTCATAACCATTCTCCTTTATCGACCCACTGTGGTATGGTGAATTTAGTCATTCGCCAATTGCCCCGGTCCCCTTGCAGTTCTACAGCAAGGGGAACATCGGGACCGCCTGTGCTTCTCTTGAGATTGTCCAATGCCAGCATCCGGATGACAGGATGTTGACCACCAGCCGGCCAAAGCCGACAAGGTGAGACATCCCGTCTTTCCAGCTGGTAAAGGCCCTTCAACAGAAAAGGCACATCGACCGGTTCATATGACCTGCGAACAAATACAGGCATTTCAACCGAAAAACCACATTCTCCCCAAGGAGCTCGACGAGGACAAACTTCATCGAAATCTCCAAAGAGAGCATTGTCTCCGAAGCCATCGGAAATCCTAGGCTTTCGGAAGTATTGAGGAAGCTTACTTCTAAACTCCTCATATACTGGTTTTAGACGCCCATCCAAACCCCATGCCATTCCGCGAGAAGCGAAACGGCGTAAATTGTTCAGGGTTAAAAGGAGGGCGTCAGTCGATACTACATCCTTACGGATGTAGAAAGGCGTAACGTCGGATCCGTTAAAATAGTGCTTACCGCACGATTCACGGAACGGCCCGCTACTGAAGCTCTTCTTTGGGTTCACAGTGAACCCACAGAAAGATAAGAGCTTACAAAGCGGTTCGTACACGCTGCTGGCGATAACAATGTCGTCGCCATAAACGAGTAACCGACGTTCCCCATCTCCATGGAACTCAAGCACGGCCTCACAGAGACCCCAAAAGATCAGGGACTCTAATTCGAACGTGAAGCCGTTGCCCATGGAAGATACCTTATGGTACGTTAACTTCGTACCATCCGGTAGAATGCCGACCGGTGATCGGGCCTGCTCAATTGCCCTAAACCAGTCGTCCGGGAGTAGCTCCTCCACCAATCGGTAAGATATGGTGTCTGAGGCTGCCGACAAATCAACCGTCGCCAGCTTATCGGTCTTACTACCTTCAAGAGCCAACCGTTGGTTGGGTTGTTGGTCATCTAGATCGATACCTACTCGCCGAAGACGCTTTCGTATTAAGCCACCGATCCCCTTTTGAATAAACATATTCATTAGAGGCTCGATAGCTATAACACGATCCGTTTTCGCATTCTTGGGCACAGTGGTAATGCGGTTTCCCTCGGTTATCTTCAAAACACCGAAGGACTCCTGCTCCCCAAAAGAAGAGACTAGATGGTGATACCATCCAGGTACGCGACGAATAGCCGTGTACGCAAGTGCCGCACATCCCTTCGTTACTTCGGGAGTACTCCCGAATTTGTAGTAAGCATCTCCGTATTTGCGTTTCAGGTGGAAAGTTGCACCTGGACCAAACCCGAAGAACTGCTCTGCAAGGTCCCAAGAAAAGGGACCAAGAACACGTGCTATCTTTCTTCGCGCCGTATACAAATACGACGCGAACGACACGGTTGTAGAAGCCGTGCCGTAGCTACGTGCTAGACGAAGATTTGTCTCAAAGCAGCTCATCTCCGCCGCTGTGAACGCCGCAATGGCGACCTTTTGCCGATCGATGCCGATATTCCAAGACGGAAACTTCGACATAAGTTCAGCGACAAGGTAATCATCACGGAAATTCGCAGCGTCTCGATAAGTGGAAGGATCCACTTTAAGAGAAACAAGTTCATGGAATTCGCCTCTTTCGAGGTGACCCAAGGCTTGCTTGGAGAAGTCGCTGTCCAGGGCCCTGTAAAGGGACCCTGCGATGGCGGTTGCTTGACACTTGTAACGGCGGTACATCCCACTTAACGGGGATGTCTGCTGCTTGACACGCATGGGAAATACTCCTCGTGATGTCGGAACGGTACAGTTTTAACGGAGTCTCACGACTCCGGGCTGTCTGCTGTTTCTCCAGGATCCACAATGGGGGCCTGGATGTGGTTTTGATGCCACGTCCCATAAGCCTCCATGAGCATTTGGATCAAGGAAAAGATCTTGAGCACTTTAGTAAATGTGTTCAAGGTTCGTC